AAGGGATAATAAGGGGAATTTTGGTTTCTCTGATTGGAGAGGAATCTATGGATCTCAAGGTGCATAACAAGAACTCGTAATACAGTTTTTTACTCAGTATTACAAAAAAGAGGACTCGAAAGAGTCCTTTTTTTTATTTACATAGTTGTATAATAATTTATAATAATTTACAAAATATTATAAAGATGAAAAATTTATACGACAAATCAGCTGCATACGAGGCTATCACCGATGTTGGCGTAGGTTTTTTATTAGCTTTCCCGGTTGCCCTAGCTGTGCTTTCTTTTTCTACTTGGTTAGGTTTAAGCATAACTACTACCGCAGTATTTCAAACAATAGTGTTTACTTTAGTTTCTTTATTAAGAAAATACTTTGTACGAGTGCATTTTAAAAAAACCAACGGCGAGTAATTGTTAACAAAGTTGTAAAACCATAAGTCAAGTAGTATTATCAGACTTGTAGAAATGATTGTTGCAAACATGGTGTTTGCAATGGCTAAATTTAAGGAGGCTGATTATGACTACGCATTTTACTTCGGGTGTTACCAATGTTGGAAGTGACTCTACATTAGGTAAACTTAAAGCACCCGCACCCCACAAGTATCATACTTACTTTAACGATTTTGATACTTACTTGGCGTCCGATTGGACAATTACAACAACTGAGGATGGTACAGGATCTGCTACTGAGGCATTAGCTGACGGCGATGGCGGTTTACTGTTAGTCACCAACGCAGCTGGAGATAACGACCACGACTTTTTCCAACTTGTAAAAGAAGGGTATAAGTTTGAGTCTGGCAAACAGTTAGCATTTAACATGCGTTTTAAAACTAATGATGCCACTGAAACTGATATTGTAGCTGGGTTACAACTGACTGACACGACACCCCTAGACGTGTCAGACGGTATTTTCTTTTTAAAGTCTGACGGTGGAACCACAGTTACTTTTGTTGTTGAAAAAGACAGCACGCAATCAACTTTGGATTTGCCTAATGCTTTGGCTGACGATACTTTTATGACTGTAGGTTTTGTTTACGATCCTAAAGACCAAAAGTTTCATGTGTTCCAAAACAATGTTTTAGCTGGCACGGTGGTAAGCACAAACGCACCAGATGATGAAGAATTGACTGTATCGTTTGGTATACAAAACGGTGCTGCTGCTGCAAAAACTTTGACTGTAGATTACATAGGCGCAAGCAAAGAACGTACAGCAAGCACAGAACTGTAAGGAGCAACTTATGGCTGATACAGTAACGAGTCAGACAATACAGGATGGCGAGCGTGTTGCAGTGCTTAAATTTACTAATGAAAGCGACGGTACAGGCGAAGCTTCTGTCAAGAAGGTAGATGTTTCTGCCTTGTCTGCGAATAGTAAAGGACAAGCTTGCACAGGCGTATCTATATCAAGAATATATTGGGCATGCAGAGGCATGGGCGTAGACATTGAATTTGATGCTACGACCAATGTCTTAGCTATCCCTCTACCTGCTGATAGCACTGGCGATGAATATTATGACTTATTTACAGGCATACCTAACAACGCTGGTTCTGGTGTAACAGGTGATTTAGATTTTACAACAGTAGGCCACAGTAACGGTGATGCTTACTCCATCATATTAGTTTTAACGAAAAACTATTAATGGCTGATACAAGTGACGTGAAAAGACTCCCTAGCGGTAGACTGTCTTACCGTGGGGAGACCTTTCCGGGTTACAACAAGCAAAAAAGAACACCAGGCAAAAATAAAAAATTTGCGGTGTTAGCAAAAAAAGGCGACCAAGTTAAAATTGTCAGATATGGCGATCCAAACTTATCTATAAAAAAAGACCAACCAAAAAGACGTAAATCGTTTCGAGCTCGACACGGTTGTGACGCTGTTGAAAAAAAGAAAGATGTTTTTGCGGCTTCTTATTGGTCTTGTAAAAATTGGTAAAGATTATGGCTAAACAAAAAATGAATAAAGTTATTAAAGGGTTAGAAAAAGCTAGTAAGACACATGCTAGTCAAGCTAAAACTTTGAAATCAATAAAAATGAAAAAAGGTGGTAGTGTCCCTTCTAATGTAGCAAACCCAGCTTTGTATCGAAAAGCAAAAGCTAAAGCAAAAGCTAAATTTGACGTGTTTCCAAGTGCTTATGCCTCTGGTTACATGGTGCAAGAATACAAACGTATGGGCGGTAAATACAAAGGCAAAAAGAAAGCCGAAGGTGGAGAAGTTAAAAAAGATTTGAAACCAATACCAGCAGGCAATAAAGGTCTAAAAAAACTGCCTGCTAAAGTAAGAAACAAAATGGGTTTTATGAAAAGTGGCGGTGCGGTAATGGTACAAGCTCGTGGTTGTGGCGCTATCATGCCTGCTAAACAAAAAATGACTAAGGTGCCTAGGTCTTAATGGTAGCAAAAGTAAGCACCATAAAGAAAAAACTTAAAGCTGGTAAAAAACTAGGTTTCAGTGAAAAAGCTAGTGCCAAGGCTAGAGGCTTGATTAAAAGAGCAGACGGTACAAAAAGAAAGTCTGCTAAATACAAAAAAAAATGAAGAAAAAAAGAGACCCAAAAGTAGGCACAGGAAAAAAACCAAAAGGTAGTGGTCGTCGTTTATATACTGACGAAAACCCTAAAGATACTGTGAGTATAAAATTTGCAACAATGACAGACGCAAGAAACACAGTTGCTAAAGTAAAAAGAATAAGAAAACCTTTTGCTCGCAAAATACAAATACTAACGGTAGGCGAACAAAGAGCTAAAGTTATGGGAAAAAACAGAATAGCTAATATTTTCAAGCAAGGTAAAGAAAGTATTAGAAATCAGAGGAAAGCTTAATGTCGTTAAAAACTTGGTTTGGTAAAGGTCCTAAAGGAGATTGGGTAGACATAGGTGCGCCAAAAAAAGACGGTAAGTTTCAAGCTTGCGGACGTAAATCCGCTAAAGGCTCAAAAAGAAAATATCCCAAATGCGTTCCTAGATCTCAAGCTAAAAGCATGACGAAAGGGCAAATAACTTCTGCTGTGAAAAGAAAAAGAGCGAAAAAACAAGGAGTTGGTGGAAAGCCAACGAATGTTAAAACTTTTGCAGCAAAAGGTGGTATTATTAAAACCAAACCTAACATGGGTTTATACGGAAGGAGTTAATTATGAAAGGTCGTAAATATATGGCAAAAGGTGGCGCTATGAAGGGCACGAAAGGCATGGCTAAAGGCGGTGCTATGAAGGGTACAAAAGGTATGGCACGAGGAGGTGCTATGAAAGGTACCAAAGGCATGGCTAAAGGTGGCGCTATGAAAAGAACCAAAGGCATGGCTAGAGGTGGCGCTATGAAAGGCACTAAATATATGGCTATGGGTGGCGCAGCTAGAGCAGAAATGAAAGCTAATCCTGGTATGAGTAACATGCCTAAATCGGTTATGTCTGCTTTGATGGGTCAAGGAACTAGAGTACAAGCTCAATCACCTATGCTAAAAAAAGCAAAAGGCATGGCTAAGGGTGGTGCTATGAAAGGCACTAAATACAAAGCTAAAGGTGGACGTGGACTGTACGGTAAATAATTAATTAGAATTTTAAATATTGTGGCATATTTAATATCAAACATACCTCAATTTAAGTGTTGGGTTAGAAAAGAGTTCACGGCTAATCACGAAAAGTATCATGGCGAATACTTACACGCTCTGGTTTTTGCAGTAAATACTTTGCCAGATAAATCACTATCCTTCCAAGTGGTTTTTACTGGTTGCGAAACGGACTTTGAAGATTATCCAGATGAAAACATCCACGGTGGTGCTATGTGGGCTAGGATGCCCATACAAGCTCTTATAGCTGATATTCCTTTGACTGACTGGCCAGAGCCCATGGAGGATCATTTAGCTCAACCTTGGGATTGCTTGAGCCATCATCATTCGGTTATAACCATGGATAGAGTGAGCAGCTCCCCTTGGATTTGTAAAATTGGTGGTGAGTTTTATACAGGCAAATATTTGTTTACGGTAGATTACACTGAACACTCTATCGCTGACGATCCTGCTCAACATAAACAATCACATGTGTTATATTTAACTGACGCTGGCGAGTACACAGGTAATTTTGTCGCTTTACCTAACAATAGAGTTAGAGCTACAAATCCTGCATTGTGGCGAGTTGGCGAAGGCGCACCTGACTTTATGCCTTCGCAATGGACTCACTCAGCAGAACAACATGAGAGCTATATGGACCCAGAAATAACTTTCAACAATCTATATGCTCAAGAGGAAAAAGATGGCGACGAGCAGTAGTAAAAATTTCGAACCAGATGTAGCAGAATATATTGAAGAAGCGTTTGAGCGTTGTGGTATAGAGTTACGCACAGGTTATGATTTAAAAAGTGCAACTAGAAGTTTGAATATAATGCTTGCAGAGTGGGCAAATAGAGGCTTGAATCAATGGACTATTGCACAAAAATCAGTTGCCATGGTCAAAGACACCGCTACTTACAACATTGATAGCACTAATGCGACAGCTCCGATAGATGTCTTAGATGTATTTATTAGAGAAACCGAAGGTAGCGACACTACCGACATACCAATGACTAGATTAAGCCGAGCCGAGTATTCACACATCACTACCAAGACCAGCACTGGGAAACCAAATCAATTTTTTATCAACAAACAACTGACACCTACTATTACAGTCTGGCCTACACCAGACGTATCTAGCACTTATACAGTGTTTATGAATGTTTTAACGAGAATGGACGATGCTGATGCAGCTACTAACACCTTAGAAATACCCTTCAGATTCTACCCTTGTCTTACTGCTGGTTTAGCTTATTACTTATCTATGAAAAGAAATCCACAATTAACTGCTCAGCTGAAAGTTATTTATGACGAAGAGTTTAATAGAGCACTTTCACAAGACGAAGATCGAGCATCTTATAAAATTTCACCAGATTTAAGGAGTTACAATAATATCTAATGGCTTTTGCATCTAACAAAAACGCTTACGGAATCTGTGACATTACTGGGTTTCGTTACAAGTTAAAAGATATGAAAAAAACTTGGGACGGTTTGCTAGTGGGTCCAGATCAATGGAACTCTAAACACCCACAGCTTATGCCTAAACCAGCCGTGGTTGATGCCCAAGCAATAAAAGACGCAAGAGTAGATACAAAAGACGATAACACAGCATTTTTGGTCTATAGTAATATAGGTGATGGTAAATTAGGTTCTGTGCTTACTACATTTAGTGTAAGTGCTGATTTAGGATCTGTAACAATAACAACAACATGAGTTTTACCTTAGCTACACTTAAAACAGCAGTGCAAGACTATTTACAAGTTAGTGAGACGACTTTTACTAATCAGCTGCCAACTTTCATAAGAGAATCAGAAGATAGAATATTTAGCATGGTGCAACTTCCAGATCAAAGAAAAAATGTTTCTGGGACTCTTACTGCTTCCAATAGGTTTTTAGCTACACCAAGTGATTTCTATGCGCCTTTTAGTTTAGCAATTATCTCTAGTAACACCTATGATTACTTAGATTTCAAGCACCCCTCATTTATTAAAGAATATTCACCTGGCACAACAACAGGACAACCTAAATATTACTCTTTATTTGATGAAACCTCTTTTGAGCTTTCGCCAATACCAGATACAAACTATGAGGTTGAATTACATTACTTACATAAACCCGCTTCTTTAACAAGTGGTAGTGACAGCGGAACCACATTTTTATCCACAGATTATCCTGACGCTTTGTTGTATGGAACTTTGGTTGAAAGTGCGATTTTTTTAAAAGAACCCACAGATGTCATTGCTCAGTTTGAAGCTAGATTCAAGGAGGCAGTGAGCAGGATGAAAAATATATCCGAAGGTCGTGGTACTCGTGACGAATACCGATACGATCAGTTACGCACTGGCGTAACATAATGGAACCCATACCTAACCTAGAGGGCAAAAGAGTTGCCATAATTGGTTTGGGCATATCACAAGTAGATTATGCTATTGGTAGTCAAAACGGTCGGGAATGGGATGAGGTTTGGTGTATAAACTCAGCAGCTTTAACTTATCATTGTGACCGTTTATTTATGATGGACCCAGCAAGTAGGTTTTTAGATACCGAAGATGCTGGCAGACAAACTAAAGCCATGCAATATGTTTTAGAAAACGCTGAAATACCTATTTACACTTGTGAACTCGATTTCAGAGTCC